GTCATCCCTGCCTACCGGACGAGCAACAACCGGCTCGCCGACATGGGCTTCGACAACCAGTCCTACAAACGTATCCCAATGGTCTGGTCGCCGGCGATCTCACAACGTATGTATTTCCTCAACACGCGTTTCATCGAGTTCGTCTACGATCCGGGCTACTTCTTCGACATGACCGAGTGGAAAGCCATTCCCAACCAGGTCAATGATCGAGCGGCGCAAGTCGAACTCGCGTGCTCGTTCATGACGAACAGGCGGCGCGTGCTCGGCGTCCTCAGCACCATCGACACCCCGTAAGGAGTCCTCGACATGACTGCACAATCCTGGAAATCGGCGCTGACGGACGTTGACTCGACAGCGCAGGAGACTCTCGGCACGATCCGTGAAGACGACAACAAGCGGTACAAGTACGTCCAGTTCTCCGGCACGACGGCGATCGACGCGGGCGACTTCCTCTGTTATCTTACCTACGCGAGCAACGCACTCCTCCAGATCGTCGATGGAGCGAATGGTGGCTCGCTTGTCGGCGCAGGTGTTGCGCTCGCCGCCGTCGCGAGCGGCGCTGCTGCGTTCGGTTGGATACAGATCAGTGGCGTCGCTGTGCTCGAAGAAGCACTCGCGAACTCTCCCGCCATTGGCGACGCGCTGACGCACGACGGACAGAGCGCGGGCGTGCTCTCGACCGTCAGCGACGCTGACAGCCAAACCGTCGCGATCTGTGTTGACGCGACCTCGAAGACGGTCGTTCTCTGCTGCACGAACTAAGGAGGCCGTCATGGCGACTTATGCGGCGACGGTCGTGCTTGACACACCGCGACCGGGACGGCTCGGCAACACGTCGATGGGCGTGATCTCTGGTTCGTGCCACATCACGAACTACAACTCGACAGCGGTCGCAATCGCGGCGATCACAAAAGCGTTTCTGCCCGGCGGCAAACTCACTGTCGTCCCTAACGGCATCTCGTCGGCGGGCTTCATCATGGCGTGGAACGCGGCGGCCTTTGCCTTCAAAGCGTATGGGACGGCAGGTGCCGACATCACTGTCGGCGCTGGTTCGATCACCGCCGATCCGCCCACTCTTGTCGTGTCGAGCGGCACTGCGGCCACTCATCCGGTCGGTATGTCCACCGTCGGCGGGTCTCACTTCGTGTCGGACGCTGGCTACTCCGTCTCCGGCTCTGGCGGCGGTTGGACGGCGGGCGCAATCACCGACACTCGCACACTCTCCACCGCCGCGGGCGCGATTGCGGAAGCCTCCAACGACCAAGATGTCGGCACGTTCACTTTCCTCGCCATAGGGCAGTTAGGATGACAGCGTGGGCGCGCTCACACTCGGAGACTTCCGCGACGAGATACTAGCGGGGCTCGGTAATCGGACGGAGCAAGACGCGACGTTCACGCTCCCTCGGATCGTGATCGGACTGAACCTCGCGCAGTCTCGGATCAATCGCTCGTATGACTTCAGCGAGATGGCCGAGACTGCACTCGCGCAGATGAACTTCACGGGCACACCCGGCCTCGACAAGTTCCTCGTCCCGCCGCCGAACGTCAAGACGATCCACTCGTTCGTTCTGCTCGACACGTCGAGCGGGGTGTCGTCGCTTGGGACGAGTCGCAAAGTCATCGAGAAGCCGTGGCGGTGGTTCGATCAACACTACCCCGCGCCGGAGTGGATACCGCCGGGGTGGCCGGGCATCTATGCGCGATGGGGCAACTTCATCGTGATGGCCCCCGCCCCCTTCCAACAGTTCACGGCGCAACTCCGGTTCATCAAATCGCCGACGCCGTTCGTCGTCGTGGACCTGACGCAGTCCTCGGACTATGAAGACAAAGATGATATCATTATCAACTACACGTTGGGATACTTTTTCAAGACTCTGGGCCGGTCAGACCGTGCTCTGTACTTCGAGGGGCTCGCGAAAGAGCAACTGGATGAAGCGATTGAGCGTGACGATACTCGCCCGGATATTGAGATAAGTCGGGACATCGACAACGCCGGACTGACGAACCAAGGCCCGTACTGGCAAGACCCGTGGGTTAGGACTGCACCATGACATCAGTGCCACTCCCGACGTTTGTGCCGCAGGACGCGTGGTATACGCTCACCACGGGCCAGATCAATCCGTCCGAGGCGGATAGCGTCCCGAACATCACGTATCTCCACCCGTCTGTCACGCCGCAGGGCGAGATCGACGGCGTCGTTGGCAGTCTCGACGGCGCGATCATCTATCTCGCGGGACTCGCAAGTGAACTTGACGGCGGCCAAAAGTTCCTCATGTGGGTCGCGACATCTATGCAGGTGGATGACGGCGTTAACGTGTTCTGTCCGTTCGCGGACCCGACGAAGCCGGGGCGATGGGTGAACACACTCGCCGGTGGCGGAGGCGCGATACCTGTGCAGTCTGTCCAGATCATCCTCGCAGGTGGCACGAAGACAGTCGGCGCAGCACCAACAACCCTCGTGCGCGTGTTCGTCCTCGGGCGAGATGTCGCTGGTGCCACCACTCTCAACATGCCCGGCTCGACGTTCGCCGGTCAGACTTTTACTATCAAGGACTCGAACGGCGATGCTGGGGCGAGCAACATCATCGTGGTCGCGCCGTCGATTGACGGGGCCACGTCAGACACTCTCGCGAACGACTACGCGGAACGTGGATACACGTGGAACGGAACTGAATGGAGCGTGTCGTGAAGGGATACAAAGCACCGAAAGGAGTACGTCCGAAAGGGATGCCGCACAGGCCGAGTGCGTCGCCACGCAAGGGGGCGAAAGTGGCCGCAGGAGTTAAGACTCCGCACAACCCTGCCTCGATGCACGACATACTTAAGAAGATCCTCTAATGGCGTTCACACACTCCTGGTCGCCGACTGTTCCTGCCGACTCTGAAGACATTGATCTCGGCGCGGGACGTATTCGCGACTTCAAGCTCGACATTCGAGAGCGTGTCGCGGTCGATCACTCGTTCGCGGGAGACGCGAATGACGGCCTCCATCTCCACGTCGAACTCATCCCGCAGGGCGGTGCGCCTGGACCTGTCAACGGGACGGACGGCGTCGTCTACACTCAAGTCATCGCGGGCGTCACTGAGCTATTCTACCGCGACAGTGTCGGCAACGTGCTCCAGTTCACGTCGAGTGGCGGCCTGGCCCCTTCCACGTTCCAAGGCAACATCAACGTCACTGGCACGCTCGCGGTCGGCAGTAACTCTGTCATCACCGGCACGCTAGAAGTCGGTGGGCTGCTCACAGCAGACAGTGGGCTTTCTATCAACGGCGCGACTACCTCCGACGGCAACATTACCACTACGGCGGACGTTCACGCAAACTCCGTCTTCGCGTCGGGCGACGTAAATGCGACAGGCGACGTGAACGCAGGCGCTAATCTCTCCGTCACCGGCACTGCGTTCGCGAACAAGTTCGAGGCGACGGGTGGCGCTAACAACCAGTTCTACATGGAGTGGTTCGGCGGAACTGTCCCCCTCATCGCGTTCGACAACAACTGCTATCTCATGTTCGACCGTGTGGCGCGCAAGTTCTTCTTCTTCGTCGATGGTATAGCTGTGGCAAACTTCCCGTAAACGATGCCGAAGCTCCCACAGACATTCCCCGCGACCGAAATCCTGTCTAACGCTGGAGACGGGGTGACGGGGCTGCGCGTGGTGCTGACAGCTATCGCGCAGATGTTCCAGCGGATTGCAGCGGCGTTCAACAATCCAGACTTCGGACCGACGAGTGCGCGTCCTGCCGACCAACTCACCGTCGGCCAAGTCTTCTTCGACTCGACGCTCGATGGACCGGTGTGGTGGGACGGGAGCGGGTGGGTCTCAGGTGTCTCAGGCGGCTCCGGTATCAATCAACTCACAGGCGACATACTCGCTGGACCTGGCACCGGGTCTGTGGTGGCGACGCTGCCTAACGTCAACGGTAACGTAGGCACGTTCCAAGGACTCACGCTCAATGCGAAAGGACAAGTCACCGCCGCCGCGAACCAAGGATACTTGACGGGTAATCAAACTGTTACGCTCTCTGGCGACGTGACTGGCTCGGGCGCGACGGCGATCACAGCTACACTAACGAACACGACCGTTACACCCGGCTCTTACACGCTCTCGTCGATCACGGTTGACAGCAAGGGACGGATCACGGCGGCGTCGAATGGCTCGGCCGGATCGGGCACTGTAACCAGCGTCGCGCTAACCGTCCCGACTGAGTTGTCGGTCTCAGGTTCTCCGGTCACGACTGCGGGTACACTCGCGGTGACGTGGGCGACAGAGACAGCTAATCTCATCTTCGCGGGGCCGCCCTCGGGTGGTGCAGTAGCGCCTACCTTTCGCTCAATGGTCGCGGCTGATCTGCCAGCTACAGCTGTCACACCTGCTTCCTACACTAACACCAACCTAACGGTCGATCAGCAGGGACGTATCACAGCGGCGTCGAGCGGCTCTGCTCCGACACTTGTCGCTCCGCAAGGTCGTCTCACCTTGACCACTGGCACACCAGTTATGCGTGCAGACGTGACGGCCGCCACGACAATCTATTACGACACCTTCGTCGGTAACAAAGTGTTAGTTGGCGGTACGTTACTCACGATTGGTTCCGACGAAATCTCGATGGGGCTAGATGCTGGTGTGCCACACGCTGCCGCCAACACTGTCTACGACATCTTCGGGATCAACAACAGTGGCACTCTCGTCATCGCGATTGGCCCGGCGTGGATCAATACAGCCACAGTGACGACATCTGTTGCTACGCCTTGCGTAGTGACATGGAACGCGCACGGTCTATCCGAAGGCTCGCCGGTCGTATTCACGGGCGCGGGGTTGCCGTCTGGCATTGTCGCGGGTACGACGTATTTTGTCAGCCGTTCACCAGCCGCGAACACGTTTAACATCTCGACGACTGTAGCCAACGCGGCGGCAGGCACGCTCGTCAACACGACTGGAACCTCGACCGGCACGCAGACCGGAACGAATGGCACGTCTATCCGTGGCACGGGCGCTGGCACGACAGAGTTGCAACTGTCCAACGGCGTGTGGACGAATAAGAACAGCCTTACGCATGCATGGGGTGGGGTGAGCGGGACAACGGACTATGGTGCGGTGTCGGCCAACGCTGGCACCTATCTCGGTTCGGTCTACATCACCGCGAATGGTCAGACCGAAATGACGATTGCGCCTACGGCGGCGGGTGGCGGTACTAACAACAAACTCGGCCTATATAATGCTTATAATCAGGTCAACCTAGCCGCGATGAATGTGGATAGCACTGCCAGTTGGACTTACGCTACGGGAGCGTGGCAATCACTTGACGCGTCTGTGTCGAATAGGATTACGTATTTAGATGGTCTAGGCATAGCCCCCGCAGTCGCAACTGAAACGGTGACGCTCGGCGTGAATACTGCTACTTCGACAGACGGGTTTGCTGGAGCGTTCTTTGATACCACTCTCACACAAG